GACGTCATTTGTCCTACTGCGACAAGCGCAGTAGTCAGAGCCGGAACAGTTCCATATGCAGTAAACTGAGGAACAAGAATTAATTGTTCTGCTGCAACAATACCAGCAATAGTGGTTGCGTCCGGTACAGGGTTAGTAGTACTAGTAGCTGAGGTTGGATCAAAATATATTGCTAGGTTTGTTAAATTTCCAGATGTAAGATCCGCAGTTGGGTTAATGTAATAATAGTTTGTCGGGCTATACGTAATAGGAATATGGAATCGCTGCACATACGGAGCACGCGGGAATACATCTACATACTCACCATCAGCATTTTCGTAATGGTCTTTCGAATTATATTCATCAATAACTCGGTCAATTTTCATAGACGGAGACCCACTAGTCTCATCATTTGCATCTACAACAATTCTAATACTTTCAGCATCTTCATCATTTTCAAATTGAAGAATAGCAGTAGCGCTTTCATTAGGTCCAGGATCTGGATTAGGAATTAATTTAATAATAATTTGGCCCATGTCTGGACGACGTCTAATAATTTGACCGTGTGCACCAGAATTAAGTCCTCTAATAATATCACCTAACTGAAATCTTCCAGTCATACTTTCACGGGTAACTAATACTTGATGTGGGTATTCTTCTTTTGCTTTTTTAGTGATAGCCTGATTAGATAAAGGCCAACCTCTTAACTTAATATCGTCATTCATTAAAAAGAAAGTCCAGTAGTAATCTGGAGTTCCGTATAAATCTTGAGAAACAGTGTCTGGTCTATCACCATTTTTTATAGAGTATTCAGTATAAAAAGCACCATCATCTTTTGCTCTATCGACTAAATCAATATAAACACCAATATCTTGGGTAATTGCAGTGCTAGATTGTCCGCCAAAAGGATATCTAATTTTTGGATAATTCTTAAAGTACGGCATTAGAATCCCTTTTCAATTTCTTTTTTGTCCAACGGTCTTTCTTCCATGAAGTTCAGAGATAGTTGAGTTTCATTAAATCTACCGTCTTTGAAGAACGAGGAAGATCGTGGGTTAAACACAGTACTAACACTAGTTAAGTAGCATGGAAGAAGTTTAGGCGCGTCCGCCATAATTTTTCCATCATAAAACATTTTAATATCAAATGTTGTAGGAAACTTATATGCTAATCCTATACCAATTTTTTCTGGGTAAGCGTTAATACGAAAGAACTTAACGATGTTATTGATTGCTGTAGCTTCTGCTGCAGTTGAAGGCGACATTAGAAATGTAAAAGTAAAGTTACGAATAGCTACGTCACGGAACAGGGAGCGCTTATGCGGATTGGCTGTAATACCGGTAGCAGATGAAATCCCATCAGCAACCTCACCGGCAGCTAATGTTTGAAGTAAAAGATTTCCAACTACAGCACCATTGTTGTCTACAAAATTTTTGAATGCATCTGCATTACCGAGTGATCCGCCTCTTGAAAATTGTTCAAGATCTTGCGTAAGATTATTAACAATTTCCGTAATGTTTTTACCAGTTGTCTTATTAGCAAACGTCTCTGCACCTAGTCCAGCCAAGTTTAGATTTGCATTATCATATACAATACCATCAGAGAAACTAATAGCCTCTGGAAGATATAAGATGGCCGGACCTGCTCCACTGGCTGCGCCTACTCCTGCCGGACCTCCCGCTACTTGTCCACCACCACTAGAACTAGTGGCAGAAAACATTACAGAAGCTTTATACTTCTCATCTGGTGTTTGAGGGAATTTTAAGCCTAGAGCCATTTTTATTCCTAAATAAATATATATGAATTTAAATTATTTATACGGCTGACAATGAAGACTTACAAAGGCAGATATAAAGTAAAGAAACCTGAAAAGTATTTGGGAGACCATACTAAGGTTATTTATCGATCATATTGGGAAAAGTTCGCTTTTATGTGGTGTGAAAACCAGTCCCAAATAAAACAATGGTGCTCAGAGGAGACTGTGGTGCCATATATGAGTGCTGTGGACAACAAATGGCATAGATACTTTGTAGACTTATTAATCAAGACAAAGGATGGCAGAACCGTCTTAGTTGAAATTAAACCTAAAAAGCAGACTACTCCGCCTAAGGGCAAGAAAAGAACAAAACGATTTATTAGTGAATCTATAGAATATGTTCGTAATCAATGCAAGTGGAAAGCAGCTCAGGAGCACTGTCTGGACCGTGGCTGGGAATTTCAAATCTGGACAGAAGACACATTAAGGAATATGGGGATGAAGGTATAAATGGCAAGCTTATTCGATAAGTTAGAACTCGAGGCTTTTAAGGCAGGTATTACGCCTAGGTCTAGAGAGTCCATAGCATGGTTCCGTAAGAAAGCACAACAACTTAAGCCTAGTAGATCTAGTCTTCTTAAAGACGAAGCATTAACACTTAAGAACCGGCCTAGAGTCGGTGACATGTTTATGTACTTTTATGATCCTAAAACCAAAGACACATTACCATATTATGATAGGTTTCCTCTTACTATTATGGTAGGACCTGCACCAAAAGGGTTTTATGGACTAAATCTGCATTATATTCCTTTAGATTTACGTGCTAAACTATTAGATTCTTTGCTGGACACTATAAATAATAAAAAATATGATGATACTACTCGATTCAGAATATCGTATGATATGTTAAATAGAGCTTCTAAGATGAAAGCATTTCAGCCTTGCTTTAAAAGATATCTAACTTCACACGTTAGATCTAGATTGGCAAAAGTTAATGCTCCAGAATGGGAAATCGCAACATTTCTTCCGACAGCTGATTTTGAGAAAGCATCACTAACAAAAGTATACCGTGACTCTAAAAGAAAGATTGCTGCGTAATGGCTACAATAGAAGATCTTAAAGGTGCCTTTAGCTCAGGTCCAGCGCTTCCTAATCGCTATAAGATTACGATTCCTGGAATGAGAGAAGGCAACGTATTCTGTCAGGCAACCAATCTTCCTGGTCGTCAGATTACTACTAATCCTCGTACTATTGGCATGCTTACTCAGAAGATGCCATACGGATTTGTATTTGACGATGTAAGCCTATTGTTTTTGTTAGATGGTGATTATACTATGAAGACATACTTTGAAGAATGGCAAAACGATATTTACAACGAAAATGACTCTTACGAACTTTCCTATAAGAATGAATATACACGTGAAGTAAATATTGAACAGCTTGACAAAGAAAGTGAAAGTTCTATCTATGGGGTAAAGCTCAAAGGTGCTTTTCCTGTTACGATTAATCCGATTGAATTAAGTGACGGACTTACTGGTCAGGTCACACAACTGAGTGTCCAATTAGCATTTACTGATTGGGAAAAATTATAATAGTATGGAGACCATATAATGGCTTTACCTAAACTTAATAATACTGTCAAATATAGCACTAAAGTGCCTTCGACAGGCGAAGAGATTCGATTTAGACCATTTCTGATTAAAGAGGAAAAAGTCTTACTTCTTGCTATGGAAGCTCAAGATGGTAAGATGATCTTGCAATCAATTATTGATACAATTGATGCATGTGTGGAAGAAGAGATTCGGTTTAGTCAGCTTCCACTATTTGACATTGAATATCTATTTTTGCAAATTAGATCTAAGTCAGTAGGTGAAACATCTGACGTCAAGATTAAGTGTAAAAAATGTGAAGAGCCTAATGATATCACAGTTAACCTTGATGATATTAAAATTGCTGTTCCAAAGAAAACAAAGACAATTGAGCTTGATGATACTTATACTTTAGAAATGAAATACCCTAGTGTAAAAGATGTAATTAGTTCAGGTATTTTAACTGAAGATATTCCATTATCCGAGATTACTTTTAAATCTATTGGGATGTGTATTGATGCAGTCTTATCTGAAGAGGAAAGAATTTCTTTTAGTGACGAATCACCTGAAGAGATTGATAACTTCGTCAACTCTTTGAACACCAAACAGTTTAATGATATTAAGAAATTTGTAGACACAATCCCACAGCTCAAGCATAAGGTTGAGTTTGCTTGTACATCATGTGAAGAACACAATACCGTTAACCTTCAAGGGACTGATGATTTTTTCTGATTAGCCTCTCTCATGAATCACTGGTTAACTTCTACGAAACGAATTTCCAGCTGATACATCATTTTAAATATTCTTTGACAGAGATCGAGAATATGATGCCGTGGGAGAGGGAGATTTATTTAGCTATGTTGATCAATCACCTAAAAGAAGAAGCCGATAAACAGAAAGCGAGAAACGCCCGATGACAACGTTAGCTGATATCAATGAGACCCTTACGGTCCAGAATGAGATGCAGGAAAAGACTACCAAAGCGGTAATGTCTTTGGCTAATCGATTTACTGCATTTCTTAGAGTGTCAAAAGGTGATAATCTAGAAAGTCTAGAGCAACGACGTGAAGCCAGACGCCAAAATAGAGCTGCTGGATTTATCAACGGAGCTAAAAGAGTTGGCGGAGCAGTTAAAAATAATATTGGCTTAATATCAAAGATTCTAGGTGGACTTGCTCTTACCGCATTTGTATTACAGAATGATGAGCTACGTACAGCTGTTATAGATTTTATTACAGCTGCAGGTGAAGGTATAGCAACATTCTTTAAAAGTGACGGATTTAAAGAAATTCTAAGTGCTACATTCTCTGCCGCTGGTAATGTCTTTACATCCTTACTGGGTACGGTATGGGAAACTGACGGCGGAAAAGCAATGCTTATCGGACTAGGTGTTGCTTTAGCTGCTATCTTTGGAGGACCTGCACTAATTGCTGCCTTGGCTGGAACAATAGCAACCGCCACTGTGGGGTTTGCCGGAAGAGCTCTTTTTGGAACTGGAGGAGGTAGAGGTAATATTGTTGAAGGTTCTGGACAAAGAGCTAAAGCTAATGCAGCCCAGAAATCTGTACGTGTTGGACCAAGAGCTGGGAGTGCAGGATTAGGTGAGGCAAGAAATTTACAAAATCAACAGCGCACCGCAGCAACTCGCCTGAATCAGGCTAATGCGGCGCAGCAAAGATTTTCTACTCAACAAAAGCTAAATGTAATAAAACCTCAAGTAACACTCGGGCAAAGGATAGGAAATCTTGCTGCAAGCGCAGGAAAAGCATTACTCAATCCTAGAAACTTAATCCGAGGTGGTATTGTCACTGAAGGCGCATTCCAAGTACTCCGCCCTACTGAAACTACTGATAGTACTATAGTTGGAGGAGCGCAGCAAGTTTTAGAATCTCCGGAACTGTATTCTCGTGGAGTAATTGAAGAAGCCATGGCTATTATGCAAATGCAAAATGCCCGATATGAACGCGGGCAAAAAGGATTTGAAGGTACCGTCGAATCAGAATTATATAAGCCTGGTGCATTACAAGGAGTAGAAAACTTCTTACAGGGTCAAAGAAACAAACCTGTTGGTTTTGAAGGTGCTGCTCCAATACCATTTATTGGGAAACTGTTTGGTCAGAATAATACAGGAATGTCTGGCAGCGTACAAAGCAAAATTCCTGCTATTCAACAAGGTATGGCCGGAGCTGGTACCGGCATTACTGTAGTTCCTGTACCAATTCCTATGGATTCAGGAAAGGGTCCTGGTCCAGTGGTTGTCCAGGGAACGACAGGCGGTAGCCTATCTGCTGGAGAAACCATTCATCTGAACCAAGACCCTGCTACGATTATAGGTGGTACACCACGTCAACAAAGTGGAGGTGGCGGAGGCTGGTAATTAGTCTTCGTTAGCCAGCTTAGAGAAGTATGACATTGTGTCATCGTCGTCATCAGAGCTGCCCAGGTTAGGTTCTGAGACCGCTGTGACAGCCTCAACTGATTTCATTGGCGCTGATTCAGCTGTCATAGAAAGGTCTTCACGCTGCTGTGTAGACATATCTGGATTTTCACCCAATACATTATTCAGCTGAACCTTAAGCTCTTCATATGACTTAAAGCTAGAAGGATCAGTAAACTCGGCAAGTGAATGCACCTGAGAGTAAATTGTATCCAGCTTATCATCATCAGCCAAAGCACTAGGTGATGCAAACTGTGCTGCATCATAGTTACGCCAGCCACCAACGTTACGAATCTTCAGTTTAAAGTCAGCACCTTCCCACATATCAAATGGGTTTACTGGCTCATCATCTGGAAATTCAGGTTGCATTGCTTGCATCAACTTCTCATAGATTTTCTGACCGTACTTGTAAAGGAATACTTTACCTTCATTCTCTGGTGCTTGACTGTCAGATACAACATAGATGTTGGATACGTAGTGGAGGCGACGCTTCTGATCACGTGCCTGGTCTCGCTCAGGAGACCCCTCACCACCTGCATTCCAAAGCTTGGAGTTCATTTCACCGACTGGATCTTTTTGTCCCAGCGTGGTCAGAGACTTCTCTACGTAGTAAAGACCAGTGCTTTTATTTTGGAA